TCGAGTTTTAGTGCGCTGTCATAGCCGCCATCCCATATTATGCCGTTGGCATCAGTAACGGTGAGCCTGGTGGCAGTGGTGAATGCGGCTCTTATTTTTTCTCTCAGCGGTTCTTTTACTAACTTATCGAAATAACTATTAGCAATAGTCCTTGCATGCGCTTTAATGTCAGAGGTTATCCACGGCTTGCCGTCAGGTGAACTATCTTGAGTGTAAATGATGAAGTTATTGAAACTTACTGTGTAACCGTTTTTTGTATAATTTATTTTCATTTGATTTTATCCCCAAATCGAACATTGACTAGACCCAGCTATATCTGTCACTAGAACTTTACTGTTTAATAATGTTGATTGAGCATGATAGCTAGCTGAACTTGGCAAGGGTGCGGCGGTAGTCCATACGTTTGATGTGGGATCATATAAGTAACAATGAGTATCGCTGCCTGATTGACTACTGCTGCCGCCCGTTATCAAGACTCTACCGTCTAATAGTGTTGATTGACCGTGCGCAAAACGCGTTATAGGGATTGATGCAGCACTAGTCCATGTGTTTAATGCAGGGTCATATAAATAGCAAGTAGAGGTGTTATAACCTCCCGTCGCTAGAACTTTACCGTCTAGTAGCGTTGATTGACCGTGACTGTAAATTATACTCGGTAGAGATGCAACGGTAGTCCATGTGTTTAATGCAGGGTCATATAAATAGCAAGTAGAGGTGCTACCCCCTGTCACCAGCACTTTACCGTCTAGTAGCGTTGATTGCGCATGATCGTGAACATTAGCTGGTAAGGATGCAACGGTAGTCCATGTGTTTAATGCAGGATCATATAAATAGCAAGCGGCGTGCGCACTGCCTGCATTCCACCCTCCCGTCACCAGCACTTTACCGTCTAGTAGCGTTGATTGACCGTGTGAGGATATTGCAGCTGGTAATGACGCAACGGTAGTCCAAGCATTTGCTGTGGGGTCATAAAGATAGCAAGTAGGTTGTATGCTACCTAGCGCGACACCGCCCGTTATCAAGACTCTACCGTCTAATAGTGTTGATTGCTTGTGAGACGAAACAAAAGTTGGCGTAGATGTTACATTAGCGTTCCATACGTCAAATATTACTGGTGTTGCCACCAACGCCGCATACAACGCATCCGCTTCTGCTTGTGTTAAGTATTGTGGATGTGGGTCTACATCATTTCTATGATTTAAGAATGCCTTGGAAACCCAGCTTGTGCCTGTCGCGGGTGTAATCGCTTTATTATTAACCAAACCTGCATCCGTTTCTGCTTGGGTTGCAAGCTGTATAATGCCAGCGGCAACTGATGTCGCATAAGCAGTGACTGCCGTCCCAGAACTTGTCGCCCCCAACGTATTGTGGATGTGGGTCGGTTGCGGCTATATGTGCGCTGAGTGCTGCGCTGCTTGTGCCACCGCCTGATGCCAATAATTGCGCTATCTGGTTTTTTAGATACACTGTGCGGTTCGCGAGTTGTTGCGCTTGCACATTTGCAGGGCCTGTTGCTCCACCGACCACGGGGTCAGTGGTTGCAATCTCACGGATTGCCGCCTCCCATTGCGCTATTTCTGTAATATTGGGCATTAAATGATACCTCCGTTATAAAGTTTATTTCCGTTATAGGTCGTGGTGCCGTCATATAACGCGTTGTAAGTTTTCAGTTGTCTTAAATGACTACGTGCATTTTTGTAGGCATTGATACGCCGTTTAATTTCGGTTATTTCTGCGTTTGTGGTCTGGTTTTGCGTGTGCAGAATGACATCGAACTCAAATGGTGCAACCGCGCCGCCGTAGAGCGTTGCACCTGAATAATGGCTTGCTCCGTTATAGCTGGCTCCATGGCTCTGCCCTTCAATAATTTCTACATAGCGATAGCCCATCGCTTGCAAGGCTTGTTTTAATGCGCCGGGCGTTCCTCGGTGTTGATGCACATGGATAGATTGGCGCACTACATCGCGCTTGGTTGTTTCTGTCCATTGGTCATCCCATATATCAATCGCCAACCCCCACGCTAAATAGCCTAAAAACTCTACTGGGCAAGTGTCTGGGTTCCACAGCGTCTCAATGCGCTCGGGTAAAATTCTGCTCACTGTTTTTTCCAGTGCGCGTTCAAATTCGGTGCTATTTGCGGGCAGGATGCTAGACATCAATACCGCCTTGCGTTAGCGTAATACCTGCATTAGATGCGACTTGTGTATCGCTGATGACTAAATCACTCGACACTGGGGTTGATGCGCCCATTACCCCGTATTGATAGCCGCCGTTATAGTTGATGTTGCCATTATATTGCTCACCACTGCTCGCCACGGTCGTGAGCTGGATGTTTTTCACATTCTGTACGCCCGATTGATGTAGTGCATGGTGTATGCCTGATAAGGTAATGTCATGCCCGATTTTGTGGTGTTTTTCGATAAACTTTTTAATTTCTGCATTTGCCGCGTCCATAACCACTTGTTTTGATGAACCGGGGTAAAAGATAATCTCGGCAGTTATCTGATAATTGATAACTTCAACGCTTTTTACTTGCACCGTATCAGTTAAAGGTCGTACCGTGTCTGCGTTTAATGCCGCAGACACGGCATCAAGCAATGATTGTTGTGCATAGCCTGAGCCTAAGCGGCTCATTATCGTAACGACAACCAAGCCTGGTGTGGGGCTGGTAACACCGGCATCTTTTACTCTGCTATCTGCCGATAAAGCATGAAATTTATAACTGCCTGCTGACCCTGCTGTGGATAACTGATTATAAGCAAGTAACAGGCGGTTTCTAAACGCACTATCATCTTCCATGACGGCTGGCGTGGGTGGCACAGTGGTGTTATCTGCTGGGGTAATGATTAATCTGGTTACTTGTAGCCACGGCAACGCTGCCAATGCGTCTAAATTACTGCCCTTTGCGTATGCCAGCATGATTTGACTGGCTTTTTCGTTATGGTTTTGCCGAATAAGTAATTCTCTTAATGCGGCGACTTCTAAAACTTTGGTAATAGGGTCGTGTGGTTCGCCTGAGTATTGCGGAAACCGTGCGCTAAAATCCGTTTTCATTGCCGCAAGAATAACGTCATAGTTTAGCGTGTCAATCACCGCTGGGGCAGGTAATAGGCTTAAATCAATCATTATGCTCATTGAATAACCACGCCGTTTAGTGTTTTCATTGTGCCTTTTTGTTTCAATACAATCGTCAAATGAATAGCTCCGTTGTTAATCGCATCGACCTTGACTTGATTAACGATTAAATCACTAAAGCCATTTGCTGGACTGCTTAACGCATCCATCGCAGCTACTTGTATTTCAAAAATCGTGGCTTTATTAGTGGGCGCGTCAATTAACACAGGGATGCGCGAACCTTTTAACCTGCGCATTGGGTGGGTACCGACACGCATACCAAGGCAACTCTGAATACGGTCTTTTAAATACGCATCACCTTGTATTTGTTTCCCTGTGGTTCTATTCAATCCTATCATTGCGGCGTACCTGTGATGCCGCCGCTATCTCCTGCATGAACGTGGTTATGCACACTCACGCCATTGGCTATATGATCACCTGAACTCTGTATCATGCCTATCTGGTTAAAATCGCCTGTTTGCGTAAGATTGCCCATTAAATCAATATCGCCTGTTATCTTGATACTGCCATCACTGACTAATTCAGTGGTAGCACCAGACGGTAGAATGGCTTTTAATGCGTGCTTATTATCGTTATACTCAATCACTGCACCGTCTTTATAAACCGTGCGCTCAACCGTATCTGAACTCGTTACCGCGGGTTGTGCGGATGAATTTAATGCACCCAATATTAAACCGTCATAATCCCCCAGCAATGCGGCAACCTGTGTATTAAGACTGAGTGCTACATTATGTTTGGTATCACCTGCCACTTTAACCAGCGATGGCATCCACGGTGACAATGCCCCCGTGCTTAGTTTGACGCGGTATTGATGTGTATCGCCTGTTAGGTTTTGTTCAACAATCGTTCCATACGCTAATTTCATTAAAAAACCTCCGTGGTTTGGTTACCATCGCTAAAGCTTAAATGCGTCGCGATATTTTGCGGTGCGGCAGGTAACTCAAAATATAAATCAATGGAAAATTGCAGCGCATAAACAGTGCCACCCAGCTTAAACGTGGCTTCTTTAAATAAGTTGTTCACTTGCTCAAATTTCAATACCCCCACGTTTGGCACGGTCAACTGATGTAATTTAGGGATTAAGGTTTGCACCAAATCATACGCCCCCACTGCACCCGTGCGTCGCGGCAATTCTAATGCCCCTTTGGTCACGATATACAAGTCAAAGCGGCTGGGTGTTTTGGTGGTTTTATAATCGCCACTTTTACCACCCAAAAAACTGACATACGCACCGGGTGCCATTTGTAAAGACTGGCGTAAACTATCCAGCGTCCAGCCGCCGCCTAATGAGCCTGTACGTAAAACCTTAGGAAAAGCCGCTTCGCACGTGTTTAATATGGCTTGTTCGACCGCGTGAATACTCACAATACCGCATCCTTGCCTTCGTCTTTTTCTTCTGCCTTAATACAATGGTCTTTCTGAAAAAGATTGAGTAATAAGCAGATAACAAGGCAGATTTTGCAGTCTTTTTCGCGTTTACCCATACGGCTACTTAATGTTTCATCTGGGTCACCACCGAAAACGGTGTTAATAAACTGATCAAGTGAGATTAATAAATTCCAGCCATATTTTTTTGCTTTAAGTTTCATTTCTGTCTCACTTTAATAGCGTGCATAGGGATTATTCGCTGTACGTGCAAAAACATGACCTTCTGATTGCATTTGTGCGAAATTCTCAGACGCGGTTGCGGTGCCGTTGGCATCTGTGCCTAAATTAATCTGCCCTTTAGACACTGCCAGTAAAAACTTGACTGCCGCGTCATAACGCCTGGTCACTTGTTCGGTGGCTTGGTCGTCGTACAAATAATAACGCGCTATATCACAGCTTAAGCGGATTAATACCGTCGGCACGGTGGCAAGTGGTAAGGGATAGCGGCTTAAATAGCTGTCAATTTCTGCCTCTGCATCGGCGATTGCCGGATTTAAAACGGCATCATTGATGCTAAGTAAAAGCGGTCGATCCGTTAAGCGGATTAACTCATCTTCAGTAAAGCGGTCAATCATGTTTTGTTTGGTGCAATAGGTCATTTACTACCTCGCTTGCTTGTTCCCGAGTTCCTTCTTAGGAACGTGCAAAACTCAATTAACCTTGTAATGTGCTAGGTGCAACCTGCATATAGACAATATCACCTGCGACACCGCCTTCTTCTGCAAGCCCGACAATGCGGTTATTCACGCCAGCGGCTGGGGCAGGGGTAACGGCACGACCTGCGGCATCGGAGGTTAAAAAAGCACCTGCCACCACATTAGCCCCTAATTCCACCAGCGTTATATCATCACGCACCACGTCTACACGGTCGCCCGTAACTGCCGCATTAGGGATGTCGACCACGCCAATCGCTGCATCGGTTGCACTAGCAGCCTGAACAACGGTGCCGTCGGCACTGAATTTAACAAGTCGGTATTTAGTAATCGCACCGCCTGCGCTGTAGTTTCTAATGCTCATTTATTGTTCCTCGTTTAATTTGATAACGCCTAATTCCAGTAAAGGAGCTGCTTCATTTTCTGATAATGACAGCGTGGCACCTTGCTCGTAATCATTGCCTTCATAAGACAATAACCATTGCACCGTATAGGTTTTTTTAGTCTCTGCTGGTTTTTTAGCCGCTGCCATTTATGCCACCGCGTTTTGAATGAAATAACCCAAGTCAGGCGCAGTAATAAACTCTTTTACCGACTCACCGACGCGTAATTTTTGACCCCCGTGCAAACCAATATCTGCATCAGGCAATGCACCCGCAACACGCGAACCAAATTGTGCAGTTAATGCAAAGGTAGTACCGCTGTTGACATCCGCTAGGTTATCCACATTTAACAAGGCAATATGTTTGCCCCACGCTCTTGCCAATGCAGGGGCTTGCCCTTTTTTGCTGGTATTAACAAAGGACTCACCGACAATAATTTCTTCCAGCTCAAACAATCGCGCGATAAATTCACGGGTGGCCACCCCTGAATCCCCTGCATTACCAAAGGATGCCTTAACGATTTTGGGGTGCATAGCTAATCGCGTGAACGCGGCTCGACCAATGACCATTTTGTTAGCACGCATCACCATTGAATCCAGTGCGGTCATAATCACACCAATCGGGTCAGAATTTACATAATCTGAAAATTGCGATGCGCCTGCGAGGGTTTGTTTATTACTGGCGGCATAACTGGCTGGATTAAAGGTAAGTCTAGCGGTACGCACTTCTCTATCCAGCTCAATCAGATTGGTTAAGCGTTCAGTGGCAACGCCTAATGGATTGTAGTTAGGCGGTGCGTTATCAATATCCGCCTGTGGGATCATGTCATCCAGACCGTAGTCTTGGGTGCTATCAACCACTTCAGCGGCTGTAAATTCCACTTTATTCGGGGCAGATTTACGACCGACACGGGTATTCGGCACGGTAAAGCCTTCTGCCATGTCGTGCTTGATATATTTGAATTCTTGCTTGTTGACGGGTTTGCGTGGTGCAACCGCATCCGCAATCATGTTTTTGTTTTTGTAAATGACCGCAATCGCCGTTAAATCGGGCTGAATGGGGAAAGGGGCGTTAGCACTCATAATTAATTACCTTGTTTAGTGACGTGAGCAACGGCAGCGGCAACACTGATAATATTGCCTGCTTGTGCTTGTTCGTGTTGATATTGAGTCGCGGCGGCAACAATATCATTTTGTTGATTGGGTTTATCAGTAGGGGCGTTACCGCCTGTTTGGGTGCCTGATAGTGCTGCAATTTCTGGTGCAGTTTCCAAATATTTACTTAAAGCGGCTAACTCTTGGGTCGCTGCCCATTGTTGTAAGCCTGGCGTGGGTAGTTTGTTTAAATTAGTGTTGATTAATTCTGTTACTTTGTCGCCCTCAACGGTCGCGGATAAGGCGGCTAATTGGGTTTGTAGCTCAGTCACCACGGAAATAGGCACAAAGTCCTTAGTATCAGGCGGTTGATTTGACGCGGCGGCTAATTTTTCTTTATCCGCCTGTAGCGTTTTAACAGCCGTCAAAACATCTTCCTGCTTGGCTTTATCATCCAGTGATAGCGCGGCGAGTAAATCGGTTGGAATACTTGGGCTTGCTTTTAACGCCGTGCAAGCCGCTAAGATAGCCTCTTGGTCTGCTGTCTCAGCTAAGCCCAGCAAGGCGATTAACTTTTTATTCATGGTATTTTTCTCGGGTGGGTTTAAAAAACTAGCCGCCGCAAGCTCGATTGCCTGCATATTTTTAATAGCGGGGTTGTTGGTCACGGCGATACTGATTAATTGCGTCACTGCGCCCGTTTGGCTGTCGTAGGTAAATAAGGGGGAGATATAGCGATAATCACCGCTGTTTATTTTTTGCTTGGCGGCGGCTGTCCACTGTACGCCTGTAGCAAACAAGCCTTGGTTATCTTGCCACTGCAAGCCTGAGCCATTGAATGTGCCAGCGGCGGCTAAGGCTTGTTTGTTTTGCGTGAACAATAGCGATTGGTGGTCGTAATCAATCAGTAGATCATCCAGTCCACTGACAGCATCCATTAAGTTATCTGCTAACGCTTTATCTAAGTGCCACGGGCCTGCTCCCAATAGTGCGCCATCAGGGGCGGTGAACTCGCCAGAAGGAAATAGTTGCAAGCGGTCGCCTTGGTTTTTGCTTAAATCAAATAGGCAAGCGGCAAGGGCTGTGTGGGCTGTGTTTGTATTCATG